TGTGGTTAAAAGTAGTAGAAGGAGCTACAGCAAAAGGAGTGCCACACTGGACACGTCCAAATACAGAAAAAGCCTCACCAGGAGTTAGATAATCACTAGAACCAAAACCTGTAGTTGGCATTACACGAGAATAGAAGCCAGAAGCTGCTGTTCCCTCATCGACCGAAATTACGGTTCCTGAATTAATAGTGGTAGGAGTTAAAGGTTGTTGTGCGCTTGCGTCTCCGCCTTGATAACCAGCCCGCACTGGGCCTGAAAAAGTAGTTCTTGCCATTTTAAATTGTCCTTCATACAAAGTTCAGCTTATCAATCGTGTATGCGTCTGCTGGGGCAGTTTGATAAGCGATTTACCCAGATGTTTAAATCTTACTACAAACAAATAAAAAAGGGGAGTTTTTAGCCCCCCTTTTCTTTACTACATTACGCTCCTGGCGAACCAAACATTCCTAATGGATCCGAGAATCCGAAGGAATAACGCTCACGAGACTTGTAACGTACGTTACCGGTGTCAAAGTCACCGTCCATGCTGTTTTGCAATGGGGTACGAACAAAGTGCTTCATGCCGTTTGGAACATCAGTGCACAAGAACCAAGCATTTGGGTCGGTCAGATAGTTATTAACTGTATAACCTTCTGGGATCGAACCATTGTTCTTTAACGCATTGATGTCGTTATCCGCTGTACCAACACGAAGTTCGGTTTCTAGCAAACGAGTTGCCACGAACTGTAGTGCGGGTGGAACGATTAACTTACGTGGCTTAGCAGCGATCAACAGACCACGTTCATCTGTCCAAGCAGCGATCTGAATAACAGCGGCTTCCAAGGAAGTTTCGTTAAGATCAGCTGGAACAGCAGGCTCGTTTGAGTTAGTTCCGCCAGAGACTAGTGGGTGGTCAGTAGCAAATAAAGCTACGCCATCACCGCCTGGAAAACTAGCGCTAAAGCCATTGTTTAACACAGAAGCAGCACGAACTTGCTTGGTATACGCCATGGAACGAGCTAACGCCTTGGTATAACGAGCTGATAGGCTGTCATACAAGTTATCTTCAATAGCTTCTTCAGTTAAGCTGAAGCCTTGAGCGATCGTTACGTGGGTATAGCGAGCTGTGAAAGCCTCTTGTGCGTTGTCATAAGCAATTGGACTGCCTTCGTTTTTAACGGCGGCGGCACTAAAGCCAGACAACTTGGTTTCTTCTTCGAACGAACGTTCAGAGGTCTCTGTTTCATAGATCTCTTTATGTTGTTCACCATAAGTCGCATACTCCAAACCGAACAAAGCGTTCAAGCCTGGGAGGAGCTCTTTAAGTAGTTGGGCACGAGAAATAGCCATTTTTAAGCTCCTTAAGCGGCGTAATCAATACCCGTTGTACGGAGTATTTGTGGGTTGTTTAACTTCACTACTACTTCAGTGAAGGCCGTTGCGTTAGTCGCAGTTTCAGGTACAACAGAAACAACTCGAACTGGCAGAGTTGCTGCGTTGCCTTCGTTGTTAGTAGGAACAAGAACGCCTGTGCCAGAGTTACCAGTAGTTGTATTACCAGTACCTAGGTCAATTGCCATGTTAATACCTACAACGCTACGATTAACAGTAGTTACAACGCTGTTTGCAAATACAACAGCTACTTTAAAAGCAGCCATAGGATCATCAACAACATAAGCCACAGCCGAAGTAGCAGCAGCATTACCTGGGTAATATTGAGCTTGAACGGTTTGACCTTGACTGTTTACATACTGAACACCAACAAATACACCATAAGTGTAGTTAGCAGGGGTAGTTGTAGAGTCATTTGTAACACCTGATTTTTCAATAGTTCCACCATCGACTACAGCCACAATATCCCCGTTAAAAATCGCAGTGTTATAAGTACTTGCGATTGGTAATTGACGGGTTGCACCAGCGTAGGGTTTACCATCTACGCTGTTGATTGCGACTAGTCCATATGGAGCTGAAACGCTTGGATAAGCCATTTTTATACTCCTAAATTAAAATTAACCTTTACCAAAGCTCGTCGTGGATTTTCGCTCATTAAAGAGTGGCATCCGTGGGTCACTTTGGCGCATAAGAGTGTTGTCTACAGCCACCATTTGAGCTTCTGCTTGGTCAGAGTAATGTTTATTACGCTGCGCAACAAACTCTTCAGGGGTTTTGCAAAGCAACAACCCGCCAATCTCAATGTTGTCCTTAAAGCGACTATTGGGATCGACTAGCATTTGAAACTTCGGTTGTTCTTCAATCCGTACTGGTTCCCAACCTTCTCTAAGTTTTGCTGAAAGATTGCGGGGGTCCGATTGATTCAAAGAAGAAACACGAATCCATCTATATTTATACCCAGCCTGTTTGTCGGGCTCAGGGAGTAATTCAGGTGGAGCCCAATGCGTGGGGCGCTCTACCTCAACTCGGGTATCTAATTCACGGGTCAGTCTGTTTTCAGCCATTTGAAGCCTCCAATTTTTGTTGTTCACGGGCGTACACTTCGGGGGTCAGGCCAAATTTCTTAATAATGGCCATCTGTGACTGCTTTAACCGTACCTGTTTGGAGGACGTTGAGCGGGTCGCCGGAGCTACAACCGTACTAGGCTTTGCTTTGGGCGCCGTTTGGGGCTCCTGATCTGACTCAGCCTGACTACCTTCTTCCATCGTATCAAAATACTCTGGAAATTTTTTACGCATTGTTTTGTCAATGTGTTTGAAGTACTGGTCACTACCTACGACTTTTGGGCCATACTCATCAACCAATTCTTCATGTACCCCTACAGCAAAATTGGACATGGCTTTTTTGGAACCGTACCAAGGATTTTCATCCAGCCAAGATTGAGTTTTAGGATCAACCCTGGGTTGTTGCTGCGATTGGGGTATTTGTACATCATTTTCTTCGCTTTGTAAAGCACTAGGTTTAAATTGTTTTGCCTGCTGTGCTTTATATGTTGCTTCAGAAAGAGCGGTTTGTGACTCAACGATGCGATCTGAATCGCCGGACTCAAGCGCTTCTTTGTACTCCCGCTTAGCCATGGCTAATGTAGTATCGGCAGCGTTTTGTACAGTCTCAATATAAGTTTTCTCACCCGCACTGTATTGTGCTTTGAGTTGTTTATTCTCATTATTAAGCCTATCTAAAGCTTCAAAAGCCGCTTGACGCTCACGCAAAGCAGCCTCTTTCTCACGGCGCTCGTCATTCCAGACCTTCTTATATTGCTTAATCCGCTCTTTTTGAGCCTTGGGATCTAGGTCTTCTGCGTCTTCATCAGCATTTTCTAGCTTCTGAACAACCTCTTTAGGCATCGGCTTTTGGTTCCGGTCCTCTGGAGGGGTGTCATCTTCAATGATGATTTCTACGTCCTCTGCCGTAGCTTCTAAGGGTTTACCCTTATCTTCTTGCTCATCGGGGAACTTAAATTCTTCTTTCTCAAACTCAGCCATGATTTAGCTCCTATATAAATTTACGGGATATGCCACGAGGATCCTGAACAACGGCTTCAACTGAGTCGTCATTAATAATCCTAAACTCCCGTCCATGTATTACTAGGCGGGTGCCAGCATTCGGTCTAACTAATACAAAGTCACCTTCTCTGCACCAGGGTCCGCTTGGGAAGCGAGTCGTGTCTTTGTAGCAGTCCGGTCCAAGATGTACTACAAATAAGACCGTAGTTAGAATCTCATCTTTTTTAAGTAGATCGTCCGGTTTAACTAATTCAGAGCCTTCAAATGTCTGTTCTACTTCAGGGATTGCACATAATATGCGATAGCCAGAGGGTATCGGAAGCTGGCGAGCTTTCTCTTCAACCTTCTTAGCAAAGTCTACTGCACCCACAATTTGTGGATTACCGGGGTTTGTACCGATAAGGATTTCACTCATCAGAGTTCTCCATTTTTTGTTTCAGGTCTAATATTTCCTGCCGTGCAATGAGCAGACCGTGTATCTCACCACACATTCTTTGGTAATCAGAAAAGTCCTTTGCTTGTCCAGACGCAATCCAATCCCGTTTAGCTATTACTTCTTTATCTAGGTTTTGTACTAGAACATCTGCGGCGTCCATTACTCTCCTTTGCGTTGTTGTTGCATCTGAGCCTTGGATTTGGCCAAGTCAATGCCTAATTTAGCGCCCATCTCCGTCTCTTTTGACTGACGGTTCTTGGCATCCTCATTTACTTTAATTTGCGCATTCATACCAGCGATCTTCTCTTGGGACTCTATGCGGTCACGCTCAATCTGAAGCTGATCGGCTTTAGCAGCGGCATCAGTAGCCAACTTCTTACTCTTAAGCTCCAACTCACCTTGTTTAAGCTGCAACTCTTGTTGTTGCATCTGGATGATTGGATCTTGCTGAGCTTGTTGTGCTTGCTGCGCCCGTACCTCGTTAGTGTCTCGCTGTAATAGCGCTTGCGAAGCTCTAGCCGCCATCTGAGATATGCGAACCTCAAGTTCTTGTGGCATAGCTTTTGCGTCGTCATCTTGCTCATCTGGATGGAACGGCAACTCCATACCCATCTCCATTTCCATTTGCTTGCGATACTCATAAGCAACGTGCTCATTGACGTGCGCCATCATTGCAGCTTGCATAGCCTGCGCTTGTGGGTTCTGGCCCACTAACTGCATGATTTTTGGATCTTGCATAGCAGCCATATGCACACCGATGTGCGCTTGATGGTCTTGGTAATAAAACGCCTTGACTGGTTTCATCATCAAGATGTTCTGATTCTCGGTGATGGGGTCCTCGGGTTTCTGATCTTCTGGTAACTTAACTAACTGTTGAGCATTCTTAATACCCAACACATCTAACATCTGACGATGTAGTTTTGGCAAGTTATATATCTGTGGTGCGCCTTGAGCTAGCTGTAGTACCGCTTGGTATTGCGTAATCTTCTGCGCCATTGTTGCGGCGTTTGGATCAGATACTGGAATGACGTCAATGTTGTCGTAGTCAGACTTTTTCGCTCTTGGCGTGCCTTCTACTGGCTCATAGGTATAAGTATCTGGAGTGTAATCACGAATGATGTCACGAAGTAACTTGAGCTCCTCTTTAAATGAGTAGTGGATGCGGGCTTGTACAGCGGACATTACCTTTAATGTACGCTCCAGAATTGCTAGAGTTGTGCCAACCGGTGCTTGCGCACTCATATCAGATATTTGCAAGTCAGCTGCGTTAGCAAAACGTCGGCCTTCTTCAATAATCTTGTCCATCAAACCAGCAAGAACCATACTCGGCTCTTTATATGGCAGTGGCATCACATTGTCACGCATCGTACCGCTAGGTACATCCACGTCACGGAACTCTCCGGGTGCTATCGGTGTGTCATCACCTTTGATTCGCAATCCACGGGTTTTAAATCCACCAGGCAGATTTGCCAACGATCCAGCGTCAACAAGTTGGCGGAGGATACTAGTACCTGATTTAGCAAAAGCCCCGATGAGGTGAATAAGACCAAAGCAATAGAAACCAAAACCGGGAATATAACCATAATGCACAAAATGCGAACGCTTTTTCTTATGTTCATCTTCTGGCCTCCAATTACGACGAATAGCAAGAACCATGCTGTTAGCTTTATCAACCGTAACTATATACGGTAGTGCTATGCCAGTCTTTTCTCCGTCTTCTTCATCTTCATAACCAGGAAGATCAAGATCAACTTGTATTTCAAGAATTTTATAACGATCGTCTGTAGTAGCTCTAAAGCCCATCTTCTCAGCGATCTTCTTCTCAACATCATCAAATGAATCAACTGGCTCGGGTAGTTCTATATCTCTCCAGAACCCAGCGTATTGCAACTTCTTAACTTCGTTTGGAGTCTTACGCATTACATGCGTTACTCGTGGTGAACTAGCTAAATCAGTAGCACCATAAGGAACAACCAAATCTTCTGCAGGCACAAACATAGATACCTGACGACCAATACTTGGATCGTAGTAGACTTTCTTAAACGCATTACCCGACAAACCCAAGCCCCAGAGCATGCGCTCATGCTCAGGTCGGAATTCGTGCATCACATCTGTTAACTGATAGTTCATGTCATCACGAACTCGTTCAGCTGCGTCTTTTTTATTTTGGGTTTCTTTACCAACAATAGTTGTCTTAACAGGTCCTGCAGCTGGAAAAGTCTCCATGATGGTTTCTGATTGAAACCTTACTAATGCTTCAGATAGCAGTGGGTGATATACACCACAAGCGCCTTCCCAAGGCTCGGTGCGCTCTTCAATCTTCATACCTAATAGCTGGATACCATCAACGTATGTCTGCATCCAATCTTTGCGTGAACCAACGTCGTCATCAAAATCACCAATTAAATCAGATGCGAGTGATTGCAGCTCGTTCTCACTCATATACTCCGCTAGGTTGGCATCAAAGTCTTTATCACTAGGTTCTGCTTCTTCAATACGCAGGATAGGCTGCCCATCAATGCCAATCTCAACTGACTCAGGATCTTCAATCTCAATCTCAAGTTCTGGCCCTTCTTCCATCATTGGAAGTGCGCTTAACCCTAACGGGGCTTGTGATAGTGCTTTGTCTATTGCCATATATTTACCTATACGTTGTAGTAGCCTTTTTGTCTACTTGACTTAAACTGCTTTGGCTCATCTTCATAATCAGACTCTAGTGTTACAAAGCCGCCTCTTCTATATCTTAATAGTGCTTGGGTCATTGAGTCCACTAAGTCATCATGCTCTCCACTAGGAAAAGATGCAGTCTCCTCGACTAACTCATCCG